GTACTGGACGGAGACACGATAGATGTCACCATAGATCTTGGATTCGATTTATACAAGAAAGAACGGGTAAGGATTGCGGGGGTAGACACTCCAGAGAAACGCACGAGAGACCTAGAAGAGAAAGCGTTGGGAATTGATGCTACTAATTGGCTTAAAGGTACATTAGAAGATACAATTAACGGTGAAAATGAACTCACTATTAGAACTGAACTTAAGGGTGGCGTTGGGAAGTATGGCAGGCTTCTTGGTTGGCTCTATGTTGGCGATGCTACTGTTTCACTAAATGAACAGATGATCACTGAAGGATATGCTTGGGAATATGATGGTGGTACTAAGAAGAAAGACTTTGAAGAACTACGTGAGATACGTAGATCTTTTGGTACCTTGGTAGAAGAAGTTAAAGAAGAACCTATTGAAATTGATATTAAAAATCCAGATGGTACAGTTGATCTTGACTTTATAGATACTGGTGCAGCATCAGGAATGGCTGGTCCTTGGTAAATGGCAACTGACAATCAAATATATCTTGGTAATCCTAACCTAAAGAAGGCTAATGTTGCCACGAACTTTACACCTAAACAGGTACAGGAGTTCATTAAGTGCAGCAAGGATCCAATATATTTCATAAGAAAATACATCAAGATCGTTTCTCTTGACGAAGGTGTAATACCTTTCAATATGTACGATTTCCAAGAGGAAATGGTAACTAAGTTTCACGAGAACAGGTTTAATATTGCCAAGCTTCCTAGACAGTCTGGTAAATCTACTGTTGTAACTTCTTATTTACTTTGGTATGTCATCTTCAACCCAAACGTCAACGTCGCAATCCTGGCAAACAAAGCACCTACCGCCAGAGAAATGTTGGGACGCTTACAACTCAGTTACGAGAATCTTCCTAAGTGGATGCAGCAAGGTATTATTGGTTGGAACAAAGGGTCAGTGGAATTGGAGAACGGAAGCCGTCTCTTGGCTTCATCTACTAGCGCATCTGCTGTTCGCGGTATGTCCTTTAATATTATATTTCTTGACGAGTTTGCTTTTGTCCCAAATAATATCGCGGAACAGTTTTTTGCTTCTGTTTATCCTACTATCACTTCTGGTAAATCCACAAAGGTTATTGTAATCTCCACCCCTCACGGGATGAACCTTTACTATAAACTGTGGCACGATGCTGAACGTGGTAAGAATCAATATACTCATACTGAAGTACATTGGTCTCAAGTACCTGGGAGAGATCAGAAGTGGAAAGAAGAAACAATTAAGAACACATCACCTGAACAGTTTCAGGTTGAATTTGAATGTGAGTTCTTAGGATCTGTTGATACATTAATCTCAGCATCCAAACTTAGGACACTGGCATATGATGATCCTCTTATTTCTAAAGCAGGATTGGATGTATATGAAGAAGCAATAGCAGGACATAATTATACTATTACTGTTGACGTAGCACGTGGTATCGATAAGGACTATAGTGCTTTTGCTGTTTTTGATACCACGACAGTTCCATATAAATTAGTTGCTAAGTATAGGAATAGTACAATTAAACCCCTTCTATTCCCAGACATTATTGTTGATGTTGCTAAAGGATATAATGAAGCTTATGTACTTGTAGAAGTTAATGATGTTGGTGCTCAGGTAGCAGACATCATTCAGTACGATTTAGAATATGAGAATTTATTGATGGCTGCTATGAGAGGACGTGCTGGTCAGGTAGTTGGTCAAGGGTTCTCAGGTGGTAAGGTACAACTTGGTGTCAAGATGAGTACCACAGTTAAGAAGGTAGGATGTTCTAACCTGAAAGCACTGATAGAAGATGATAAGATATTAATTAATGATTATGATATTATTAGTGAACTAACTACATTCATTCAGAAGGGACAATCCTGGCAAGCAGAAGATGGATGTAATGATGACTTAGCAATGTGTCTAGTAATGTTTGCTTGGTTATCTGTACAGGATTATTTTAAAGAACTTCACGACAATGATGTTCGTAAAAGAATGTATGAAGAACAGAGAGAAGCAATAGATGCTGATATGGCACCGTTCGGATTCATCGTGGATGGATCAGAAGATGAATCATTTGTAGATGAGGAAGGAGATAGATGGCACTTAGACGAATACGGAGACCGCGCATTTATGTGGGAGTACCGCTGAATAACAGCATTTCATAAATAATTTCAGACTAATTGAAAGCAATTTCAGAGGAGATTAAGCAATGGCATCAACCCAATTATCACCAGGGGTCGTTGTACTTGAAAAGGATCTCACTACGGTGGCTAACGCCACATTAGATAATGTAGCAGTGGTAGTAGGTTCCTTTGAAAAAGGTCCTGTTAATAAGATAGTTGATATTACTTCTGAAAAGGAGCTACTATCGGTATTTGGCAGACCCAATGATTACAACTACGAATACTGGTACAACGCAGCACAGTTCTTACTATATGGTGGAACATTAAAAGTTATACGTGCGAACTCGGCTTCGTTGAAAAACGGGATCGATACTGCTCAGTTTACAGTAACTACATTTAGCGCATCAGATACAACCTTGACGGTTGCAAATGCCGCTGATATTGCAGTGAATGATTACTTGTTAATCGACGCTGAAATTATGCAGGTCACAGTTATCTCTGGTGAGGATCTCACCGTTAACCGTGGTCAGTTATCAACTTCAGCTACTTCTCACGCTGCTGCTTCTTCAATTACTCTTATCGAGGATGCTGGTACTTCTACCACGATGAACCAGGGTGGAACCCTTGCTTCTGGTGGAACAACCTTAACGGTTACATCCGCTGCAGCCCTCGGTGTTAGCACCAACGATTACCTCAAGATCGCTGACGAAATTCTGAGAGTTACTGGAATTTCTGGAAACGATTTGACTGTTACTCGTGGTCAGTTAGAAACAACTGCTGCTGCTCAGACCGATGGTCAGACAGTAACCAAGTTGACAGTAACTGCTGCTAAGACACAAATTAATGAAAGCACTTCTACTGGTGTTGCTGTTCCAATCATTCGTAACATTGAAGAATACGAATCGAACGTAGAGACTGCAAGCAACGCTTGGAAGTTCGCTGCACGTCACCCAGGTCTTTATGGTAACTCACTAAGAGTTCTCGTAACAGATGCTGGTCCTGACCAAATACTTTCACTTGCACAACCAACTGGTTCTGAGTGGGAGTTCCAAACAACAACAGATGTTTCTTACAGCGCAGCAAATGCTACTGCTAAGATCTTCCGTTACACCATCGTAGCAACTCTTGATGCTGCCACCATTGCTGGTGACTTTAATCAAGGGGAATTCTGGAGAGCAGAAACAGAAGCAGGTGTTGCAATTCCCGTTCAGGGTACTGTAACTGCTTATGATCCTGTTACTCGTAAGATTGAACTAGGATTAAATTACGCACTATCTTCAGATGTACTTGAAGTTGGTGATGTAATTGCACTCTGGTCTGCTGCTTCTGGTGGATCTAAGACTGGAGACAAGGCAAAGGTTGATGTTATTAACCGTCAGTTACACGTAATTACTGATGCATCTGCTAACCGCTACGAGCCAAACTATACAATAAGTGATGACAACGCTGGTGGTACACCAAACATTAACGTTGCATCTGTACGCTCAGAGTATGACGAGCGTTATTTCGGTGGTAATCAGAAGTGGGCAAGTGTTGCTCCTAGACCTGGTACTTCACCTTGGGTCGCTGACCGTGGTGGAGATAATGACCAAATGCATATCATCATCCTTGATGGAGATGGTAAGTTAACTGGTAACCCAGGATCTGTTCTTGAGAAGTTCCTCTTTGTATCTAAAGCATCTGATGCTAAGGGTGTTCAAGGAGAGACCATCTACTACCGTGATGTTATCAAGAATAATTCACAGTATATCTACTGGGGTTCACACGAAACAGGTAGCATATTCGATATTAACGGATCTGCTAACGGTGACTTCGGTCAGTCTGGTATCGGTACTGGATTCGACCTCTTGAAGCAGAGTGCTGCTATCAAGACTAACGAGACACCACTTGGACGTGAGATCATCGGTACAGCAGAAGGATCTACATCTAGGTACGCACTACAAGGTGGTACTGATGGATACACACTTGCACGTGGAGAAATCCTAGGAGCATTTGATCTAGTTGCTGACAAAGAAACCATTGATGTAGATTACATCTTAATGGGACCAAGTATGGCAGACACCAGTGATTCTATTGCTAAGGCACAGAAGATCATTGACATCGCTGCTACACGTAAAGATTGTATGGCATTCATCTCACCTTCACGTCTCGATGTGATTGGTCAGAGTGATACCAACGTAATTGTAAACCGTACTATCGATTACTTCGATCAGTTATCCAGCACTTCTTATGCAGTGTTTGATAATAACTACAAGTACATTTACGATAAGTATAACGACAAGTATCGTTATATTGCTTGTAACGCTGACCTTGCAGGTCTAACACTAAGCACCACTCTGAACTCAGAGGCTTGGTTCTCACCTGCTGGATTCAATAGGGGTCAGTTACGCAATGCTATCAAACTAGCATACTCTCCTCTCAAGGATCATAGAGATCGTCTGTATGCTGCACGGATCAACCCAGTAGTTGCATTCCCAGGACAGGGAATCGTACTATTCGGTGATAAGACTGCACTCGCTTACCAGTCTGCATTCGACAGAATTAACGTTCGTCGTTTGTTCTTGGTACTTGAGGACGCTATCTCAGAAGCAGCTAAGACACAACTATTCGAATTGAATGACGAGTTCACTCGTGCTTCATTCAAGAATATTGT